ATTAATTATTTATCTATTGATGTAGAAGGAGGTGAATTTGAAGTAATAAAATCCATTAATTTTGATGATGTATTTATAGATGTTATTGGATTTGAAAATAATTATCATGATACATCAATTCCTATCATTCAATACTTAGAAAATAAAAACTATAAGGTTTTTTACAAGAGTTTAGATATATTCATGATAAATTTGAATTCCAATTTTATTAAAAATATAAAAAACAAATGATATAATACGCGTTATTTTATCACCATATTAATATGATTAACATCCGAAATAATCACATTAATGAGTTTGGTGCGTTGGTTTTATTCGCCGCCTATTACAACATCTTATCTTTGTGTCTTCCATAAGTTTGTCCACTATAAACCAAGATTCCTGGTATCTTTTCAAGAATATATTTAAGGGGGTTTATGAGCGTCCAGAAAAATATAAACCAAAAAATAAGACAAGGAAATTAAAGAAAAAATATCTATAATGTCGGCGTTTTAAATTTCTAAAGGTGTAAACATAATTTAAATATATTTTTAAAATTTATTAATAATGAATAGAATACTACTAATTATTTCATCAAATACAATGAATATAGAATATCAAGAAAATATAAAATGTATAAAGGAAAAAATTGTAAATAACTTTAATAATATTGATATTTGTCTTATTAGTTCATACGAAGATTATAATAATTACGATAATATTATAAATGTTAAATATAAAATAAAATGCGAGGGCAGACAATTTACTAAAATGGTAGAGTTATTTAAGTTTTTAAATATAAAAAAAACAAACTATGATTGGTATATTAAAATAAGACCCGATTTATTAGTTTTAGATAATATTAATCATAAAATTTTTAATATATGTAATAAAAATTGTTTAAATTCCCGTTTAAGGTTTTATATAGGTCCCGATTTAAATATTAAACACGGTGCGTCACATACTATAAACGACGCGTGGTCTAAATCATGGATATATAATAGCACTATTTTAACTGTTGTACCTGATGACCAGATATATATATTTCACAACAATATAGCCGAAAAATGTTTCGCTCCTATTATTTATAGCATTATTTCTAACGAAGTTATTGATTATTACTATTTTCATTGTAACACTGGATGGACACTAACAAAAAGAAATATTCACGATATTATTAAAATGGGTTTAACCACACAATTGGAATGGTTTTTTAGAGACATATTAAATTTAAGAGATATTGAAATAAATCCTTTGGGATTTAATGTTATTTTTAGAAATATACAAAGTAATGATTTAATTATAAATTGTAACCCTCTAAAAATATAATTTTTTATTAATATATTAATATGATTAACATCCGAAATAATCACATTAATGAGATTTGTGCGTTGGTTTTATTCGCCACCTATTACTATGTATTTTCTATAGATACCAATAACGAATCTTATATTCAATCGAAGTATTGGTTAGGATTGAATATAAAAAGCATCTATGCTCTGATTCCGCTACAAATTATATCAGCGATCGGGTTTGTTGTATGGATGATTAGCGTTCGCAATAATCCACCCAAAAAGGGATTATTAAGCTATAAGTTTTTAAATAATCCTATGTACGAAGTCTTAGTTTTATTACTGGTTATTGGCGCTATTATGTGGCCGCTAACACTGTTACAAAACAATATATTAGGAAACAAAACATTATTCAAAACGATAATATGTTGTTTTAGTTTATTAATTTGTTCGGTCGCAGGAATACTAATGCAGGCAGGGAGCTACGAAGGCAATATATCAGCAGCAGCAATAATCGGCATTACTTTATTTAATTCTACGGTTGTTTTAGGTGACGGTATCGGTTGGTCTTCCAGACTAATACATCAAACGATGTATTCCTAATCAATCTCTTCAATCTTAGGCTCATCTTCCGGAACTTCTGGAACATCAGGCATTCCGCCCATATCGGGCATTCCGGGCATATCGGGCATTCCGCCCATATCGGGCATTCCAGGCATTCCACCCATTCCACCCATATTCTGTTTCATCATTTCGTCGAAAATTGGCTTGGCGAGCTCCTCAAGCTCCTTATATCTATCATCATACTCACTTGGTTCGTCGTGTTCGTCGTTCATCCATGTCTTAAACTCATCAATCATACTCTGAATCGGTTCCTTGGTCTCATCTGGAACCTTCATCTTCTCGTCATTTAGCATACCCTCAGTAGAATATAAATAGGTCTCTAGCTTATTCTTGGACTCCATCAATTGTAGCACTTTTGCGTCCTCATCTTTAAACTTCTCCGCATCCGCGACCATCTTCTCGATATCGTCTGCGCTGAGACGCCCCTTGTCGTTTGTGATGGTGATCTTCTCCTCCTTGCCTGTAGACTTTTCAACCGCCGATACATTAAGAATGCCGTCGGCATCCACATCAAATGTTACGTCAACTTGAGGTTGTCCGCGGGGCATAGGCGGAATTCCCTCGAGAGTAAACTTGCCGAGCGAATTACAATCCTGTGTCTTGGCGCGCTCACCCTCATATACCTGAATCAGAACCCCTGGCTGGTTATCGGAGTAGGTCGAAAATGTCTGGCTCTTCTTCGTTGGAATCGACGAATTTCGCTTGATAAGCGGGGTCATTACACCTCCGGCGGTCTCCAGTCCAAGCGAGAGCGGAGCAACATCAAGTAGCAGTACATCTTGTAGCGCCTCCGACTTGTTGTTACCGCTCAAAATAGCTGCCTGAACCGTGGCACCATAGGCCACCGCCTCGTCCGGATTAATTGACTTACACAGCTCCTTGCCACCAAAAAAGTCGCTCAGCATCTTTTGGACCTTAGGGATGCGCGTAGACCCTCCAACCATGACAATCTCGTGAATCTGTCCCTTCGACATCTTGGCATCACGTAGGACCTTTTCAACCGGTTCCATACACTTCTTGAAATAGTCCATATTCATATCCTCAAAGCGCGCGCGAGTAATCGTCGTGTTAAAATCGGTTCCCTCAAAAAGCGAATCTATCTCCAGATGCGCCTGTGTTGCCGAAGACAGCGTTCGCTTAGCTCGCTCACACGCTGTGCGCAGCCTCCGCATCGACCGCGCGTTGTCGATAATATCAAGCTTACACTTTCGCTTGAACTCTTGCGCAAAATGAGTTACCATACGATTGTCAAAGTCTTCGCCGCCCAGATGAGTATCGCCCGCAGTGGCCTTTACTTCGAAAATACCCTCCTCAATCGTAAGAAGCGACACATCAAACGTTCCACCACCAAGGTCAAAAATCAGAACATTCTTCTCATCCTCATCCTTCTTGTCGAGTCCATACGCAATTGCCGCGGCGGTCGGCTCATTGATAATACGCAGCACGTTCATACCAGCAATCGCGCCCGCATCTTTGGTGGCCTGTCGCTGCGCATCATTGAAATATGCCGGAACCGTAATGACCGCATTCTTCACATCCTTCCCAATATAAGCCTCGGCGATCTCCTTCATCTTAATAAGAACCATAGAGGAAATCTCCTCTGGGGTAAATGACTTTAACTCCTCCTTATATGTGACCTTAATTAGTGGTTTGTCGTCAGAATCCGGCTCTACGACAAAAGGCCAATGCTTCATGTCCGATTGTACAGCCTCATCAGAAACCTTACGACCGACGAGACGCTTAGCATCAAAAATCGTATTCGTTGGATTTACCGAAACTTGGTTTTTAGCAGCGTCACCAATAAGGCGCTCCTTGTCATTAAAGGCCACGTAAGACGGAGTGGTCCGGTTTCCTTGATCGTTCGCGATGATTTCAACACGGTCATTTTGCCAGATGCCTACACACGAATAAGTGGTTCCTAAATCAATTCCAATCGATTCTCCTTCTACACTCATAATAAGTTATACTGTAACCATTCTTTTATATTAATTAATTTATATATGTTTGCCGTATATGATTATACGCGTTATGAGTCCCATTCGATAGTAACCATTACGTTGAATTCACAAGTAGAAAACGACAACGATTTTGACGATTTTTTATTACAATGGTTGAACCTGTATAATAAAAAAAGAATGTTCACGTTCATTTTCGATACAAGCAATGTTGGATTCATCCCATTAATATACAGTTTAAGAATGTCCGTCTTTATTGGTAATCTTAAAAAACAAAAACATCAATTTCTAGATAAAAGTATAATACTTGTAAATAGTAATATTGTTAAACATATGCTGGACTTTATATTTATGATACAAGCTCCTGTTGCTCCCGTATACATTACGAATAACATTGACGAAATAGATATGATATTGTCAGACAAACCTACAAGCGCTACTATTATTTTACCCCGCGAATCAATATTTTGACTCGGGATAAAATTTATAATATCATTTTAATTTATAATGTATTACCCTATGAAATTAAAACATTTTAATAAAAAATATATAAACAATATTGATATAGACGATGAACTGGTTCAAAGTATTCTGATTCAAAATATTTTAGAGTGTCCATATTCAACGTTCCCATATATGTTCGGGAAAAATTCTAAGGAATCACAAGAACTTTATGGGTGTGGCAATTGCGTTGCAATGTCAATAAATCTCCAAAAGCTATTAAAAAAACACAAGATAAAATCATACCTAATACCAGCTACAATACCCGAAATGTATTACTCGCCTGACTTTCTTGACGTTAGTCATGTTGCCGTTGTTATATTAATAAATGACCATGAACTTATGATTATAGACCCCGCATTTTACTTTTTGGAACCAATGAAAATAAATATTCATAAGAATGACACCAATGGAATACGCTGGAAGAATGTATACAAGGGTGAAAATGAGAATATTAGTTATAAATTAACAACACTAACTGACGGTAAAACATATAATGAATATCAAACAATACCTAAAAATACATATGCAGTTGAAACGTTCAGAGAGACAACACCAGACGATAATTGGCATTACTTCCTTATTGAAATATTGAACCCCGATAGCGCAATCAGTTCCTTCAATTTGACAAGCAAAAAATTCCCATTTATGGCGTCTCTTGACGACAATCTAGACCTCGGTCTATTTATTAAATTCTTAGATACACAGAATGTAAGGATAAAACAAAAGAACGATGAATTATATTCAGGAGATTATAACCAGATTCCAGAAGATGTCATAGAATTAATATCTCCAAATATGACAAAACACTTTGGAGAATCATATTCTGACTTCTTTAAACTTCCAATAAACGTGACAACTAAAATATACAAACTCAATGATAATAAACGGCATTCTAAAACAAAAAAACGAAAGAAAGCAAGGACAAAAAAACGACGCAATAAAAAACTCACGTTTAATAGAAATTTAAGTTACATATAAACACACATTATTATGATTATATATGCCATATATAATCATTTGTCTCTCGTTTCCAATTATTATGTTACTTATTTCTGTGAGAATGTTGACACCATCCCACATATTTAATCAAAAAACTAGTGAATATAAAGTAAATAGTTTTGTTTGATCCATTTCTCTATTTTTTCACCTCTTACGTTTTTTAAGGGTTGTAATGCGGTAACCATCTATATCCGTATATACATCCTTCGCATCTTGGGTGTTACGATAAATTCCTGTTTTACTCTCGGCAACTACATTTTTATGTGTTGTATTATTCGTCTTCTTGTAATCCGTCTTTTTCATCTGGACAGATTGTATCTTTGGATATGTCTTCATTCTTGCTATCTGTCTCCACATTTATCTTTGTATCCTTTATTATATTTAAATAGGGATTTCTTTTAATGTTTTGACTTTGTAATAAAGCAAGTATCTGGTGGTTTGATATAGATAACATACTCATATATGTGTGATATTTATAGCTTGTAACCAAAGTTTCGTCGGAATATTGAATACTATACCACCAATAAGCAGGTATATATATCGCCTGACCAACACTCAACTCTATTTCTAAACATTTAATCTTATCAAAATCACATTTGTGTTCGTCTGTAACATTCCATGGATTTATTTCAGTTCTGAATTCGTAATTATCATAATCTTTCACCTCGTGTAAAAATTTATAGTATTTAGGTGGAGACATTTTTATTTTAATATTTCCACTAATCACATTAAAATAAGTCCTATAGTGTAAATTATAGCGAAATGGTGTTGTTGTATTTACAGACCCAGTTATAATATCATAATCACACACAAATGCCATATATGGTCTCAATAACGTGTCATTATACTTGAAATGTTTCAATAATCCTGTTTCCTCTATAAACTCTGAATTTCTCTCTGTTATATAGTTACTTTCCTTGTCCCCATCTAATACCTTAGGTAAGTCGTTTAATTTCAGAGGAATATACAACTCCTCATCGTCGGATATTTTTCTGTTTGTATTACGTATCTTAACGTCAAATGATGAATATTTGTCTAATAGCACATTCATATTACATTCGCTACTAATCACGTCATCATAGTAATTAAATATTACTGGTTGACGAACTCCACAAATTTCTTCTAGTTTATCCTTATCCGCTGTTTCACATTCATACACTTCCAAATCATTGCTTGTTTTAATATGGAAAAAAATATGAAGATATAAAAATAATACTATTACGAATATTAAGACTATTAACATAAATTTCATAGTTACTTTTAATAAATACTTTTAAATTCATATATTTACTCATCTATCTTTGGAGCCAGATAAAACACTACATAACTATCTTCTTCTAACTTAAATCTGGCTTCCATAGGTCGATTATGGTGAAACGCCATACTACACTGTTTATTTAACTTACCAAATAGACACATCATAGATATGTGTCGTAGGTTATATGCCTGTTTAAGTTCGTATTCTTCTTCAATAGCATATTCGATAAAATCATCCAAATTAATATTTACCTTCATTGTTCCATCAGCCCCAGATGCTAAAAACATAACCTGTGTCTCTGTAAATGTTAGAACCAATTTATCGTGGAAAATTTGAAGCTGTGCTACTAATTCACAAAATTGTTTACTTTCCATTATAATATCAACCTCGCTCTCCTCATTTGTGATTTCTAACATTTCATGGTCAATGTCCATTAATGGAATTTCAAAATATTTATCTAGCAATTCGCTATTTTCTCTAAATGATACGAATAGGTTTTCCATATTATCATCAATACTCATTGCGATTTCTTGCTTATCCTGATAAATCCCCAATATTTTTTGGATAATTTGTGTACTCACACCGAATGAGGTTGTATCATCTTCTAAATTATACTCATAAACGTCAAACCACGAAGCATTTAATTTAGCTTCAAAACAACTAGATTGGCTGGAATCCATACCCTGCATAAACAATCCACTATTGCTTGCATGTAAAATAACGTGGTCTGAAAACGCCTTTAAGTTTTGAAACAACACGATGAACTGTGTAATACGCTCCTTATTCTTTAGTTGTAGCTTCATTTTATTAGTTATAATAATACTTTTAATATTATAATCAATTTTATTAATATATAATAGCACAACTATTCACTATCATAATCTTCATCAATCATACACGTCAAACATACATATAAAAGGTCAACCGTATTATCATCCGAACTAACATCAAAAGTTACATATGACGAATTTTTAATTACTACTCCACAGGTGTCGCATCTCTTGCGCTTACGTGTCATTATCTTAGTTTGCTGACGATTTTCCTTATCGCGTATCCGTCCTCTACGGATTACATCATCATCGCTATCATAAACATATGTCAAATCTGTTTGTTTTAAGAAAACAGAGTGTTTAGTCATAAATATCATATAATATTTATGTATTATATTGTTTCAATTAAAATTCTTCACCACCTATTACGTCTATATCGTTGGGATGTTCCTTGACTGCCTCTTCCTTGACTGCCTCTTCCTCGACTGCCTCTTCCTTGACTGCCTCTTCCTCGACTGCCTCTTCCTCGACTGCCTCTTCCTTGACTGCCTCTTCTGGGTTTAGTAATTTAAGTTTGAGTGTGGCTAACTCAATACTAACCTTAATTGAATGTGACTGAACATTCAAAATTATATCTTTGAGTTCATTAATTTGTTCGGCGTATTCTCCAGCATGTCTGCCTACACCATCCGAATCATTAATTGACTTACCCGTATCTAAATTTACACGTCTCTCGACGTTATCTAGTCTATCCATAATACTAGTGCCTGTCGTCTCGTCATCGGAAATATTTAGAACTTTATTGATATGGTCCTGTCGTTTATATAGCAAATCGAGTTTATTATGATGTTGATTAAGAATTTGTAATGGTGACAAATTAACAGGTTTATTATTATCAACACTACCTGTTGTGGGTTCTGATTGGGATTGTTGTTGCTCACTCCCACCACGTCTTCGCTTGGCTGCCGATAATGCTGCGCTTCCACTCATTGTTATTTAACAATAACTTCTTTCTAAATTATTTCCGCATATTCATTGTTATTTGCGAGTGACAATTATAATCAATTAGGTCAAAATCATCTATTATATAATCCTCAATGTTATTGTGTTTTCTTTTAATATTAATAACAGGAAACTTGTATGGTTTCCTATCTAGTTGTAATTTAACAGATTCAATATGGTCATCGTATATATGACAATTTCCTAAATGATAATTGAACTCGCAAGCAACAAGTCCACATTGATGTGCGATAATATGTGTAAGCATGCTGTATGATGCGATATTAAACGGTACACCCAATCCCACGTCACCACTTCGCTGGTATAAACTACACGACAACTTGTCTCCGGGTAATACATTGAACTGAACCAATACATGACACGGAGGCAATGCCATCTCGGAGATCTGACAAGGATTCCATGCGGACATAATTAGGCGTCGTGAATATCTTTTACTGGGATCCTTTAGAGAATCAATAATATACTTTAATTGGTCAACACCCTCATTACCATAATCATCCTTACAAGTTTTATATGTAGCGTTAAAATGTCTCCATTGGTGTCCATATACAGGACCGAGATCATCTTCTTCGCGTTCATTCATACCAACACTGTCAAGATATTCTCGCGAAGCATTTCCGTTCCAGATTTTAACATTCTGTTCTTTTAGAACGGTATTGTCGGTTGAACCGCTAATAAACCAAAGTAACTCCTTCATACACGTCTTCCACGCAACCTTCTTGCTAGTAAGCACAGGTACCGTATTTCCTTCCAATGTAAAATGCATAGCGCTTCCAAATACAGTGAGTGCGCTACCATTCCGCCCATTCACCATACTACCCTCATTTAATATATCCTGAATCAGGTTTAGATATTGATTCTCCTCATGATATATTTTCACACCCTCATATTCTCGCATCTTTAGATTATTTAGCGCGGTTTTCAGCATAATACTAATATTAGTAATAATATTTTTAATTTCTTTTTATAAAACATATGGATAAACTCTCCGAAACTATAAAAGAAAGTCCTAATGACGCCGCTTCATTTATTAACCACGTATTTAACTTCGATGACGCAAACAAAGCCGAAATGTTTAATATGTTTCAATACGGATTAATTGCTATAATACCTATCTTAATTATTCTCAAGGCAGTAAAACATGTTATTCCCGAAGAGGACGATAGTAAGGGAAGTTTAGAAATATTAATGGAATCCATCGGACAGATAATATTAATTCTTGGATTAATTTGGTTTTCTGATAAAATCATTCGCTATGTTCCCACTTACAGTGGAAGCGAATACCACAAGTTCTATCCGTCTAACTTCCTACTACCATTCATTCTTATTTTAGCCACTATGCAGACCAAATTTGGAGCAAAGTTAAATATACTATTAGAGCGAGTCTTAGAATTGTGGAATGGAACGACAACGTCCGGTTCCGAAACATCAAACATTAAGGTAAAACAACCTATTGTCAACAATCATCAACCAAGTCAAGCTGACCATATTAATACCGCAAGTATTCTCCCCAACGACAGGTCGCTTACTACTATGCCTCAACAGCAGCAGCAAGAGCAACAACAGCAGCAAGGCGATGTAAATTTCAATAACATGTATGTTGATACACAAACATCTCTCGAAAATACTAATATTCCAATGATGGAGCCAATGGCTGCAAGTGATATGGGTGGTGGAGGGTTTTCAAGCTGGTAATTAAAATAACAAATATATTTAAATAACGAGTTATATTTACATATATGAAGTCCTTTAAAAATATTATGAATATTATTGTCACTATGCTTACATTTAATAATGTATGCGCAAATAAAACATATAATGTTCATTACTCTGCAGTAGCACCAAGTTCATATATATGTTTATGTATTCCTTCCTATATTGTTAAACTCACATCTTACACAAGTAACATTACCGATTGGGATGGTGAATGTAGCAATAATCAGATATGTTTCTGGAATGAGGAGGAAGTTCTCATTAAATATTGGTACTCGCCCAATAATTAAGCTATCATATAATATGAAGATTAGGTTAATAATCATATTATTACAAATACAACTCGTATTAGCATTTATTTCATCTGTGTCATTTAATAGCGTAAGACAATTTTCAATTAATAATAAACACAACAAAATAATTTCAATAGCACCGGCGGGTTTAGGTGGATTCTATCTTCTAGGAATCATAACCTATATAAAAGAAAACTATAACACATCAGATTACACAATAATTGGAGCATCTGCTGGAGCATGGGTTTCTCTGCCTATGATTTATAATGGAAATATAAATACAATAGTTGACGACATAATGGCTAATTACTCTAAATCATTATTAAATAGTCCTCGCAATGAGTCGATTAATGCGCACGCACTATTTGATATACAATATTCAATGAAACGGGTTATGTTATCAAGATACAATACAAAAGAATTTGATTTGTCTAGATTAAACATCGCGACTACTGCTTTAAGTATAAAAGGTCTAAGACATATAATAATTGATAATTTTAACGATATTGAACAAGCTATAACTTATTGTTTTGCGAGTTCGCATATTCCATACGTAACTGGTAATGGTATGTTCAAAGTAGACAATGCCTATTTATTTGATGGTGGAATATTTGTTTTCCCACCTCCATCAATGAATACTTATTTTACAATATCGCCTGATATGTGGGGTTACCATGTAACAGATATATTTAGCATTAAAAAAAATTCTAATGATAGACTAATAGCACTATTCAATAAGGGATACGAGGATACAAAGGATAATAAATATATTCTTGATTTATACTTCTCAGACATCTAATTTTTCATATCATTATTTTCCTCTATAAATTTAATATATCTATTTGAAATAACTATCGGTAAGTATATAAAATATAAAATAAAACCTGAAAATATAATATATTTTGAAATTACATTAAATAATAACTCGTCCATTTCCATAATAAATCTACCAAAATAAAGAGATACAATGTAAAACGATACATTGATTACCTGTATGAATAAAACCACAATAAGGTATTTAATGACGTTCATGATATATATACAATAATTAATACTCATTTTGACATATTATCTATATTCAATTTTTCACAATTCACCAGTTATCTCCTTATGAACAATCGTCTCCTTTGCTATGCTCTTTATAATCTTATTTTCATTGGGTGAACCATTAACGTCCGCCATTACGGAGCGAATCAACTTGATATACTCGTCTTTACCGGTTTCTGTAGCGAACCATACTGGATTACTCGTCTCCCATTCTGTTATAGCCTTTCTTTGTTTGGTTGCGACATCATTTATGGCATCCTTTAGTTTATGTTTTCCACTATCGCGCTCCCACTCATCATTATCCTTTATATAAAGCGTCTCGCGTTTTATATCTGTGCAATGTATTGGCCGCTTATATGTGTCTAATTGTTTCAAACCATTTAGAAATATTGAACTAACACCCTCAATCAAACCATTATTCTTTGTAAATTGAAGGTCTTCAATCTGTATAGAGAGAGAATTTATAAAATCTGTCATATTAATAGCCTCTCTACAATTCTCGTTTAAGAATAAATTAATATTAAATTTATTATTGTTATTACTCCCTAATCTTGGTATCATATCCTGGATTATCTTATTCTGCTGTTTTAATTGTTCAAATAATTCATCTTTCATTTTAGCATCCTTATCAAAATCCATTAACATCTTCTGCATAAATGATGTTAACGAATTCTCATCTTTATCAAATCCGTGAAATGAGGGCACACCGTGTGACTTGGATTCGTCTGGGGAACATTTTTTTCTATGTCTCCATAAACCAGACCGCTGCTTATAGGTCTTATAACAAACATCACAGGTGAAAATTTCGGTAGTTTTTGGGAGCGTTGCCTCGCGTTGCCGATTGTGCTTTTGGGTTGCGCAGTGTTGGTCCCATAGATATTTTTTAGAGCATTTATAATCACATTTTTTACAATGAAATTCAGGAGCATATTTTTTCATATTTTTGGTTGCTAAATATGCCATATATAGGCAACAGAAAATATGCTTAAGTTTTTTCCATTATTTTATTTCTAAAAAAGTATGGTAAGCGACTGAAAAGTAAATATTTGGTAATTACACCATTATGCTGTGAAGTCATTTTTTAAAAATTTAATTTTTTTTTTTTTCAATTCTCATTTGTTAAAATGGAAATTGGACATTTATAAATGTCCATTTTCGGAAAATCCATTTGAGAATTGAAAAAAAAAAAAATTAAATTTTTTAAAGAAACAATCATATATTTAAAACATATTATTCAATATATTAATATTATCACACATATAATCGTTTAAGATTGAACATAAATAATATAGAATTTTATTTATAGTCATATAGTAATGGTGGAAGGATTTGACATGGACTTATTGATGAAATCTCTAGAACGTGACGAAAATGATTGTCTAATGAATTTAGATTCATCAAAAATACAGCAAATAACCAATGATATGCTTCAGAAATTAAGATTACCTAGAGAGAAATTGAAGAAAATGAACAAAACACTAAAACAATATAGATTTGTCGATGAGATTCCAGATATTAAATATGGCGCATATGTAAGATGGATAAATCTCAACTCGACAGAACTAAAATTAACTAATGGAGGAATTATTTGTGATATTAAAATAGTAAATGACGATGTGATGATTGTCTGTAGAAATACAATGGGTCGTTTTTTTCAGTTCAAATTAAATGAATGTTTAGCTTTTCAAAAGATAACAGACCAGGAAAAGGTGCTTCTCTCGGCATTAGACTATTTAAAAACATAGACTACCGTTTTTTAACAGGTCGTTTCTTACGCGTCGCCCGTTTTTTATACCTTGCTAAATTTTTATTAGTGCCCTTCATAGGTATAAATCTGGCACGTTTTTTACAACGAAATCCAAAACTTTTAACATTCTTATTATGTAATACACTTTTTTTACAAACAGCAATCGCGTTTTGCTCTTTTTTTAAAAGAGGTGTTATTTTTTTGATACATTTACAGAGTTTGTTTGCCAATATGTCTTCTGCCAATATTTTTATCTCAGATTTCCCCATATTCACAATATTTAATTTATAAAATTTCATAATATTTAAATAATCTGTGTGTGATAAAGACATCACTACTATATATATAATTTTATATAAATTATTGTATATATATATTATATATTCTACCCATAATGTCAACGAATAACATTGTCGTATTTGACCTCGATGAAACATTGGGGAATTTTACACAATTAAGTATATTCTGGGAAGCATTAAATAAATACCACAATACAACTCTATCAGAAGACTATTTTTTTAAATTATTAGATACGTTTCCAGAATTTCTGCGTCCTAATATTTATAATATATTGAAATATCTACTCAAACAAAAACGCAATAACAAATGCGATAATATTATGATATATACTAATAATCAGGGAAATAAAAAGTGGGTCACTATGATCACAAGGTATTTTGATATGAAATTAAAACAACAAACATTTGACAAAATAATATCCGCATTTAAGGTAAGAGGTAAACAGATTGAGCTATGTAGAACAACACACGACAAAAGTGTTAGTGATTTATTTCGTTGTACCAAAATACCCGAAAATACACAGATATGTTTCATTGACGACCAACTTCATCCACTAATGAAACACGATAACGTATACTATATAAATGTTAAACCATATAATTATTCAATAGACTTTGAAAAGATGACAGATACCTATTATACACACAATATTAAAACCGGAGACAAGAAAGAATTTATTAAGTTTATGACTACACATATGAATAAAAGTGGATATTTATCTGAACCAATAAACATAGATGAACATAATGTAGATAAAATAATAAGCAAACAATTATTAATTCATCTCAGAGATTTTTTCAAGTCGAAGAACAAAACTAAACGTGTAAAACGCAATAGGAAAAACAGAACAGTAAAACTATGATATTCACACGTTTGCAGGTAAAGGAATCATCGCATATCTCGATACAACGTCAATAATCGACGTTGATAGTAGCAAGAATACTCCCGCCGTAAACGCAATATTTCTATCAAAACGAATATCCTCTTTTGATATTTTGTGGTTATTTGTAAATGGATTAAACCTAATTATAAGAAAGATACAAACATAATATCTCAGTAGAGACCGTAATTTTATAATATATGACGGTGTTATATGATAAATACCACTAAGAGATAACGCAAATAAAAAATATGATATATATAGAGTTACAATAAAAACCCTCTGATACATTTTTTTCCCCATATGATATTAATAATATATTATTTTTATAATATTAATATCTCCTAGTAAATTCAAAATGTTTATAACAACATCCATAACAAGAACACATAAAACACATACCAAATGCACCCGGAATAAATATAAATATTGCTTTTGCTACATCAATATTATCAAAATAATGCCTATGCGTAATAGCGATAATGAACGCACCTAATTGCCATGTAATCCCCAATAATATTGATATTTTAATAATTCTGTTAACTATTTCATATAATTTGTTCAGACATGAGTATTCTTTAACATAATTTGATTTATCATTATCATCGACAACCACAACTAAAGATGCTTTATACCAATTTTCTTGACGACACAGAGGACAATTCGCCAATAATCCATTCTCTAACATTGAAACAGAGCAGTTTGAACATACTTTACCGTCATTACATAAAGTGCATGAAATATACGCGAGGTCAGTGTTTATATCCTCAATACATACACAACATCTTAAACCCTCTTTTTCTGATTCATTTGTAGATAGAACTGGTGTATTCGTCATTGTTGTTATTATATTTCAATATATCATATCAAATTCAATTTAAAACATTATTATATATATCCAACGTTCTAGCACTACAATCGTCAGTATCGACATATTTCGGCATCCAAAAATACGGTATACATTTTTCAGTATTAGGATACAATTCCTCATATATCTTTCGATAATACATTTGTTCCTTTGTTTTGGGCGTGTTATGAACCCATTTCGTATTGAATGTAATATCCATAGACGCTACCTTCGAACGAATAATTTCAAACCATGAACCGGAATCTCCCGAGACACCATCACTGAACGCCTCTTTTGTTCTCCATAATATATCGTGGGGTAATAATTCAGGATATACATGTAATACAGACTCTCTTAGCAACTGTTTTTCGCAGATATTATTTGATATATTAGATGAAAGAGGATTTCGCAGATTAATTGGTAGACTGAGGTAATAATTAACAAACGTTCTGTCTAAAAATGGAGTTCTTGGTTCTAATCCATGTCGGGATATACACCTATCTGATCTAAGAATGTCAAACGTGTGTATATTCTCTAGAAGATTTCGACACTCACAATCCAATTCTATAGAGGACGGTGCTTTCAAACAATATAAGTAACCACCCGTTAGTTCGTCGCTACCATCACCATTAAACACCACCTTCGCATCTGTTTCTTTTGATATATATTTACCAATAAGGTAGTTTCCAACACTCGCCCTCACTGTCGTTGTGTCGTAGCTTTCGATGTTTTCAATAACCTCGGGTATGGCATCAAATAGCTCATCTGCAGTCATTACAATTTCTGTATGCGTCGTGTCTAAATATTCTGCAACCTGTTTAGCCTTTTTCAAATCCTGCGACCCCTCCATCCCAATACTGAATGTTCTCAATTCACCATTATAGTGTTTTTTTACGAGTGCGGTTATTATGCTACTGTCTAATCCACCAGACAATAAACAAACAATAGGTCTTTCACACGTTCCTACAACACGTTTTATAACTGCCTGTTCAAGATGAAATATAATATTTTTGAATATACTATTCAAATCGTTATGATAATTAAAGTTAATCATCGTCGCTGGGAAGTTGGTGGATATATAACGCTTATTTTGGAGGATAGGTTTCCATTCCGCATTAACCTTAAAATCAATAGTATATTCTGAATATGTTCCAGGTGAGAATGGTTTTATAGAATATGGTCTCATAACTGAGTAATTACACTTAGATATATTATTAAGCTCTGTATATGAGTTATTCCATACCAATGGAACTTTACCATTTATAAAAGGATGTAGCGCCTTCATTTCTGACGCAAAACCCACAATATTTTCACGAGTTATATTTGTATCGTTATTATGGTTTACAAACGTATCGTTAACATTATCCCTCTCGAAAACAAATAGGGGTCTAACGCCAAATGGATCTCTTGCTACAAAGACTTTAGGGTCGTCAATGACGCTCCGATTATCAAACAAGATAAATGAGAATACGCCATCCAGCATGCGAAGAGTCTGCTGTATTCCAAAACGAATATATAGGTGTATAATAATCTCGCAATCAGACTCTGTTTCTGTGACAAAGTCATAGCTGGAATAAAGCTCTGAATATAATGACCTATAATTATATATTTCTCCATTACAAATCATTGTGACACCACAAATAGTCATCGGTTGACTTGAATCATTATTCAGTCCATTGATTGCTAGTCGCTTAAATCCAAGGTATAATTTGTCGCTATAATAAATCTCTTTCGAATCCTCGGGCCCTCTAGCATTTAATTTGTCAAATGCATCTTTTATAAGTGTTTTTTTAAAAGTTGTCTTATTGTTTAAGAGGGCCAAAATTCCACACATTTATTTTATATAGTGTTATCTTTTTATATATATAAATAAATCTCTAATGATATTATATTATGCAAAAACATCCAGTATATATCAAACATATAGAACGCGTTGAAGATTTAAATAGTCGTATATTCAGTCGTAATATTCCGTCTGGAGAGATCCAGCCATGTATTAACACCCGTCCCGTCCCCACTAAATATTCTGTAATGCCCATTATGGATATGAGGAAAGAGTCATCTGTTGAGTTGAAAAAAACACAACCACATAATGTTAGCGAAACATTCAATCCTGGTTCTGCGAAGGGTCCTTGGAGTGGGTTTTCATCAAATATTAACAATGAATCTGTTTTACGGAACCAGTTTTTTGCAATACAAAAATGCGATAAATCTGTATATGTTCCCTCGTCGTCTAGTGACATGTATGAAGTAACTGTCGGGGGGAGAAACGAAGTTCAACCGTTCGCAGAATTATTTAGAAAGCCTGATTTAGGGTCATTTAATCCAAATATATACAATGTCGGTAATAATTTTTTCGCAAATAACACAAGACAGCAATTGAAAGATGTTTAAATAATTATATTATTTTAAATGTAATTATTTAATGGAGACGGTAAATAAGGATATTCTTAAATATTTTTCAAATCCATCTTATCAGACAATTAAGAGTTCAGACATCGCAGAGATTAATCAAGACGACAAAAAGTTTTACAGAAAGCGTGTATTAGCTATGGGAAAAGATATATATGCTGGTAATCATTACAATGATATTCTTAACGAGTCATTTGACAATTTTATTTATTTAGCAATTAACCATTGTCAAATGATTGATAAGCGGGATTTGTTACAGGAAGATTACCCAAATGTCGATGTCAAAAAGGGAAATACCGAAACATTGAATGATTTTGACATGGACAATACAAACAACGATGTTATGAGACATAATAAACCAAGAGGCAAGACACTCGATGGATTCGTAACGATAACAAGTACAACCACTGAGAATAAATTCATACCCATTCACCGTAAAGTTAATTTAAAACAGGATAAGTTAAAAACTAAGGGTATTAAAACTAAGGGTATTAAATCGAAG